TAATAGTAATATCAATAGTATTAGCAATTTCATTATTTGTTAATATTAATCAATTACGTAAACAAGAATCTCAGTCAGAGTATATCGATGAACTAGAAAATTCTAATACAGAATATTATACATTCTTTCAAAAACTAAAAACACAAGTGGGAGAGTCTAATTCTAAAATAAAACAATTAGATAGATTAGGTTCATTTGAAGCAGATGATGAGACTGGATTTATTTTTCAAGAGATGAAAGATATTTTTGATAGTTTAAATAAAGGATTTTAATGGAAGACAAAGAAGAGAATAAAGAACCGGAATTGTTCCCGGATTCCTTATCACTAAAAGAAAGCCCGGTAGATAGTTTTTACGAATGGCATGCTGCAGAAATGAAAGACTTGGAAGAAAATGGACCGAAGGTTCGTCGAGGAAGGAAGCCTAGTAAAAAACAGTATTTTACATACATTACTGATCAAGCTATTATAGCATATAATTTTGAGCCGAGTTGGGCTAAACGAAATAAAGTATTTCGTGAATTTATTAATTACCCATTTAATAAACTAGTAGAAAATATTTATTATACATTTCGTTTTAGTTATTTTGATGTGTCATACGAAGATATTAAATCAGAGGTAGTAGCATTCTTAACTGAGAAGATTGGAAAGTTTAAAGAAGGCAAAGGTAAAGCATTTTCATATTTTTCAATTGTAGCTAAGAATTATTTAATTATTCAGAATAATGCTAATTATGCCAAAATGAAGCAACGTACAACATTAACAGTAGTTGATGAGTGTAGAAATATACAAGGAGAAGAATCGATGACAGATCATCAAGAGTCATTACGAGATTTTACCGACCAATGGTGTTTATGGTATGATGAAAATTTAAACAAAGTGTTTACAAATAGACGAGACATTATTGTAGCAGATACTATACTAGAATTATTTAGAATACGAAATAATATTGAAAATTTTAATAAAAAGGCTCTTTATATCCTTATAAGAGAACGTACTCAATTAAAGACTCAAAACATTACTAAAGTAATTAATGTGATGAAACGGGATTATGAAAAAATGTATCGAGTTTATGCCAAATCTGGTCATATAATAAGTGCATATAAACTACCTGATCTAAATCAATAGTCCTTAATATTTATATAAAAGGATTATTATGAGTACAGAATACGAACTATTTAAAGGTACTAATTTTTCTGATTTGATGCGTGATATTTATCATAATTCAAAAAAGAAAGCTCGGCAAATCGATTCATTGATCAAGAGTTTAGAACCAATGATAAAAAATACAGGGGATGCTACTGTTGTAGTTCCTATGATAAAAGACTATCTAGAAGTTTCAGTAAAAAATGACGATGCATTAGTTAAACTAGCAGCTATAGTGCAACGTATTGTATCAGCTACTACCAAAGATGATGATAATGAATATGGATTAACCGAAGAGGAAAGATCTAGATTAATGGAAGAAGCAGAATCAGAAATAGAAAAATTAAAACAGGAACCGGAAGAAATAAATGAGCGCAAAGTCAGAGATAGGTCAAGTAATACAGACAAACTTACCGACCCAATACAAAAAGACTAAAAATCTAGAAGGAATGGATCTTCCTCCGGGAACGATTCGTATAAGAATTGCTGGTGAATCTGCAGGCGAACATTATGCATATCCAGCTGATCCTAATCGAATGCCTATTCCATTATATGGCGAACAAGTGTTATGTTTTAGTCAGCCGGATGGTAAGGCAACTCAAAGTGGTGAGAATAAATGGTATTATTCACAGGTAGTCAATACCCATGGTAATGTTAATAATGCAATATTGCCATTCTTGCAAGATAAAGGTACGGTTGGCGGAAAATATGGTGCCAATGCAATTATTAAGACTAGCGCGGGAGGGTCGCCAGAACAACTAAGTTTTACAGAACAGGATATTACTTTTATACAACCATTTCAAGGAGATGTAAATTTACCCGATCGATTTGGTAGTATATTAAGATTTTCGTCTACACATGCAAAGGGTGATTTAGCTCCTTATCTTCAAAAGCCATTTTGGGATGGTGCAAAAAAAGGCGATCCATTTGTTTCATTAACATGTGGTGTTAAGGATGCAAGGTCTGGGAAGAGTGTAGATAAATATTATGCAATAGAAAATCCAGAAGAGGATTCATCATTTATATATCTTACATCATCACAGAAAATACCAAAGTTTAAATTTGCCCAAGATAATGTAGGTGTAGATGTTTTAAAACTAAGTAAATATGACAAGGGGCAAGTTATAATTGGAGCAGACCGATTAGTATTTAATGCTCGTAAAGATGAATTAGTATTAGTATCGAAGAAAGATGTTAAGATTGCGACACCTGCGTGGCAAGCCGACATGGATGAACTTTTTACTCAATTGGAAGCGTGGCTTTTAATACACATTGATATGGCACAAGGCAAGATGCCATATGCAACGCCTGCAGGACCAACAGGGCCATCACTTGCGCTACCACAATTAAAAAAGGTTCATGAAGCAATTAAAAAAATGAAACAATAAAGAGAATGATATGCCATTAATGACACCAAAACTAATTTCAGATATCCAAAAAGCATTTGATGCACAAAAAGAAAATACAGGTAATCAAGATGCGGCAATAATGCAGCTGTCCCAAGCATTGGCAATGGCAATAGACAGTTATGTACGTTCTGGTTTAGTTATAACTAGCGTTACTACAAATCCTGGACAAGCAGTGTTAGCACCGCCACCCGGAGCGGGTTCTACCGTATCACCTGGTACTGGTAATGGAACAGGTCAAGTTACATAACCAATAGTTGCTGTTCTAGATATTTATTAAAAAGGGAAATACTCATGAAGACAGATGGATTTATAAAGTTATTACGTAAGGTAATTAGAGAAGAAGTGTCTAAAGCTATTAAGATAGAACTAAGACCATTATTAAATGAAGTAAATAATGTTGAATATGATACTAATGAAAGTACAAATTTAACAAATATAACTTCTAAACCAATTGCAAAGAAACAATATACAAAAAATGCAATGTTGAATGATTTATTAAATGAGACTGCAACAACAACTGCTCCACCAGAATTAGCAGATTGGAACGCAAAGAGTTTTAAATCAGAAATGAACCAAGTAATGGGAGATAGAAGAAGCGTGTCACAGCCACTAGCTACAACCGGGATAAATGGTGAAGCTGTAAATATGAATAATGAAGCAGTTGCTTCCACTGTTAATGCGATGACAAAAGATTATTCTGCTTTGATTAAGGCAATGGATAAAAAGAATGGAAGAATGGGAACTATTAAATAATGGCAAGACCAATATATCAATATAAACCAAATAATGACACTCCTGATATTGCAATAGGAGTATTGTTGCCGTTGAACAAAGGAGCTGCAGGGAAATCGTCGACCGGAGGAGTCGGTGCATATGCTGATAAGCCTAGTGGTGGGTTAGGTGTATTTGAATCTTCGTATACGACACGAGAAGCGGTTATATCTAACTTAAAAAATCTATTACTTACAAATAAAGGCGAACGTCACATGCAACCAAATTTTGGCACAAATATAAAATCTGTGTTATTTGAAAATAATACAAGTGATATACGAGATATATTAGAAGGCACAATCCAAGAGGATATTGAACATTGGCTACCATATGTTAATTTAACAAGTACAAAGGTATCTCCGTCGACTGATAGACATTCTTTAAATGTTCAATTGAGTTTTTTTATTAATACAATTGGAGCAAATTTAGTAATTAATATATTGGCTAGTGAAAATGAATTTACTGTATCAGAGATTAGTGAAGACATTGTGTTAACGGAAGTAGATTCATTTGGAGCTGATACAGCATTTAGTTTAGGCGCAGGTGGAACATATTAAATATAAAAGAAAGGTTAGATAATGGCAGATTTAGTTAAAAAGGATGTAAAGTATTTGAATAAAGATTTTGCGCAGTTTAGACAAAATTTAATAAACTTCACAAAAAATTATTTTCCAGATACATATCAAGACTTCAATGAAGCGTCTCCCGGGATGATGTTTATGGAGATGGCTGCATATGTAGGTGATGTATTATCATATTACACTGATACGTCCTTTAAAGAGTCGTTGTTATCTTCTGCGGAAGAATCATCTAATATTATGATGTTATCACAATTATTTGGGTATAAACCAAGACTAAATGCACCGGCAACATGTAATATAGATATATTTCAATTAGTACCAGCAATTGGCACAGGCGCAAATGCAAAACCAGATATGCAATATGCGTTATCAATTGCAGCTGGGTTAGAAGTGTCGACTGAGTTAGGTATTGTATTTCATACAGAAACTTCAGTTGATTTTAATCAAGATCCAGATATAACAGTATATGAGATTGATGGCTCAGGGAATGTTGCAAGATATCTTTTAAAGAAAGAAATTAAAGTTGTATCCGGAAACATAAGTACTAAAACTTTTACCTTTACTGATCCTAAGCCTTATGATAAAATTATACTTCCGGAAGACAATATAATAGATGTGATTTCAGTAACTGATTCTGCAAATACTAAATGGCATGAAGTTGATTACTTAGCACAAGATACAATTTTTCAGGATATTGCAAATATTCCATTCAATGATCCGGAATTATCAGAATACCGATCAACGGTACCATATATTCTTAAATTAAAAAAGACTGCAAGAAGATTTGTATCTAGAGTACGTGATGATAAAAGAATAGAGCTATTATTTGGCTCCGGAGTTTCGTCCGATGCAGATGAAGAAATCCTTCCAAATCCTAAAAATGTTGGACATGGACTAGAATATTTAAGACGTACAACAACTGATACTATTGATCCAACAAACTTTTTATATACTAGTACATATGGATTAGCTCCACAGAGTACAGTATTAACTGTTAAATATTCTCACGGTGGTTCATCAGCTGAGAATGTTGGTATTAGCTCGATTGTTAATATAGATAATGTATCATATCTTAGTGATACTGGAATGGTTGATTTGACTACAACAAAAACAACATTAGCCGTTATTAATAATGAACCGGCAAGCGGAGCAAAGAGTCGACAAGACTTAAATTCAATACGACAAAATGCTATGTCAACATTTGCAGCACAGAGTAGAGCTATAACAAGAGAGGATTATATTGCAAGAGTATATTCGATGCCTGCTAAATTTGGTGCTGTTTCTAAAGCATATATAGTAGGTGATACACAAATAAATACTACAGATAAAGTGTATCCGGCAGAAACAATAGTAAACCCATATGCATTAAATTTATACATATTAACAGAAGATGAAAATAATAATTTTGTTAGTGCCAATCAAGCGCTCCAAGAAAATTTAAGAACATATATATCACAATATAGGATGTTGACAGATGCAGTTAATATCAAAGCTGCTTTTATTATTAATTTAGGTATTGACTTTGAGGTCATTCCTAAACCTAATTCTAATTCGAATGAAGTTGTGTTACAGTGTATTGATAGATTAAAGGTATTATTAAATAATGATCGTATGCAAATAAATGGGCCATTAGATATGTCAGCGATAATTTCAGATTTAGATAGATTAGAAAATGTACAAAGTATTCCTTCATTTGGATTTACAAATCTTTATAAACCGGAATTAGGGTATTCTGGTAATGAGTATGACATATCTAAATCTATAAAGAATAATGTTTTATATCCATCATTAGATCCATGTATATTTGAGATAAAATATCCTAATGCAGATATTAAAGGAAAGGCTGTTAGGCCATAAAGGAATAAATTATGAATAGAATATTTTACGCAGAGAAAGATACAACATTGTATGAAAAACATGAAAACCGAAATACCGGGATTGATGAAATACTACAACTAGTCAAAATAACATGTGGGTCACGACATGAAGGACAAATTCTATCTAAAACATATAATTCTAGAGTCCTTATAGATTTTGGGACTGAAATAACTGCTATATCTAATGCAATAACGGCTGGAGATATTCCTGCAATCAATAATGGAAATATTAAATCGGCATCCGTCTTCTTAAATTTACATGCTGCAGATGCTAATGATTTATTACAATCATATTCAATTAAAGCATATCCTATATCTGAATCATGGGATAATGGGGGTGGATATTATGCCGATACTCCGGAGACTAAAATAGGCTCTTCATGGTTATATAGATCAGGTGATGATGTAGCAGGGACAGGTGTTGCATGGAATACTGGATCGGCTTTAAGTGGAACAACATCTGCCGGTACTACTGAAACTAAAGGAGGTGGTACATGGATGACCGGCTCTGGATATGAAGCTTCACAATCATTTCAAAATGAATCACCAGATATTAGAATGAATATAACTGATATTGTAGGTAAATGGACAGGTAGTACAATTACAAATAATGGATTAGTAGTTAAACGTCCTTATGCAGACGAAATAGATGGTAATGTATATGGTAATTTAAAATTCTTTAGTAGAGAATCTCATACAATATATGTTCCAAGATTAGAAGTATGTTGGGATGATCAAATAAATGAAGATACATTGGCTGCAATAACAGCTGATATATATGTTCCATATATTAAAAATATTAAATCAGAATATAGAACATCTGAAATTGCAAGATTTAGAGTAGGAGTTCGGCCTGAGTTTCCAACCAAGTCTTATACAACAGGATCTTGGTACCATACAAAAGAAAGATTTCCAAGATCAAGTTCATATTCAATATATGATTCAGTAACAAATGATGTTATTATACAAGATGAAACAGAATGGGGTAATTCAACAACAAAAATAAGTAATGATGGTAATGGATCATATTTCAATTTGAGAATGGATTCGTTCATGCCAGAAAGATATTACAAGATACAATTGAAATGTGTAAGAACAGATGATACACAAACATTTGATGATTTTTATTTTAAGGTGGTGAACTAATATGGCAAAACAAAAAGGAAATAATAGATTCACTGATTCATTGAGCTCGGAAGAGACGGTAAATCAAATTGATAATAATGATATTGTCTTAAAGATACTTAAAGATGAATTTCCGGATGATGAATTTTTTGCTAAAGATTCATTATCACCGGATTCTGCAGATGTACAAGCACGAGGAGTATTTAAAACTATACAAAAACCATTCCCGGGCGCCGAACGAAATACACAAAATGTATTACATGTATCAACAGAAAAAGATGAATATTCTAAATATGATTTAGCTAAAACATTTCCTACAATCGATGATGATACATTAGATGATTTAATTGAAGAAGAGTGGGAACATTTTGAAAGAGGAGAACCAACTGTTGTATTACAGCCAGTTAAGCCCTCCGGTATATTTTTAGTAAACGCGGATGTTGATTTAGGTGATGTCCATGACCAATATATATGTGAAGGACCTCAAAATATTGATGAAGAAGAAGATATAGCTGATTCAGTTTTTTGTGTATTTTATATTGATGGAGGTGTTGCATATGCAATACCAACATATAAAACATTAGAAGTAATGTTGGTAGAAAGAGGAACAACTTATAGTACAATCAAAGAAGCAACAATAGACCAAATAAAAGATTTTGATTTATTAATAGATGGCGAAATTGATGAAGATGTTGATTATGGTGGAGTTGATCTAGATCAAGATGATGATGATGATGTTACTCCGGTAGAAGAATTTAGAGCAAGATCACTTCCGACACGAGATGGCGAATGGAATTATTCAATAAGACATAGAAGTGGGTATCGACCAAAAGCTCCGTTCTTAAGAGATCCAGGGGATTATATAAAACCAGAAACAGCACGTAATGATGATGGCCGGAAAGGCGTAGATTCGAATGGTGATAAGATAGTTGATATATGGGTTAAAGAAGATCCTGATGATAAATACTTCGATCAAGTGTTTCAAAAACAAACATTCCGCGAAATGTTACGTGAACAATATGAAGGTAAGATGATTATTTCTGATTGGCCGTCTCCGGATTACATATCTTCGCAAGTATCGATGGGGACACAGATTAAAAATGACGATGCTGTTCTTAATCTGAGAATAATGATTAATGGCCATTGGAAATTAGTTACACAAGGAGCTGTAATGAAATTATATGCATATCTTAATGATTATGATATTTCTGATTATGAAGATGATCCTGCACAAGGACGGTATGGCGAGAATGGATATATTCAATTATTGATAGAAGCCGGCGGTATTACAGTAGTTCAGCCTAATGGTGGTAGAGATTTAAGAAATGATGCACAAACAGGTGGGTCTAGCCTAGATAGGAAAACAGAACCATTATGGGGTTCATTTCCTCATATTGTAGACGCTGATGATGATGGCACGAGTGGAGTGGATATAGATGAGTATAAGGAATATCTAGATAATTTTTCTAATGGTGGAGACCCATTTGAAATAGAGTATTTGGAACCATATGAACCACCCGGGTCTATTAAATACTATCCAGAAAAACAATATCAAGATTTAATAGCACAGGCAATTGAACAAGAACAGATAGACGCTATTAAAGAATTAATATGGGAAATATGGCCTAGTATAGCTGCTAAAGTAGCAAATACAAAAATACAATTCGACTCATTACCATCCGATTATTGTCAATATGTAACAGATAAGTTAGGTCCTAATAGTCCTTTGTATAGTCTAATGATGTCGAAAAATGGTGATTGGAAATATATAAAAAGAAAACCATTAATAGGCAAAGATAAAATTTTAACAAAAGCTAGTAGTAAAAGATTATTTAGAGTGTGTTCACAAAAAATAGGTATTAGACATTCATTGAGCGAGGTACAAGAAAATCGTTTAGTTTCAAATTGGAAATGGATGAAGACTGTTAAACGTGAGAAATTTAAGACATGGTCATCAGGTCATAGACCAGGAATTGCACGTAATATTCCCGTACGGCGTGGCCATGGAGCATCATTATCTCGATTGTTTGGTGTTCAACAATCAAAAGTAGCACGTAGTATGTTTGGGAGGGCATTTTCTGCACCAAGATTTGGAGCTTTCATAGGCTCAATGGTAACCAATCCTATGTCTTTGATGAAAGGCCGTACATCGGTGATAGGATTATTAATGTCTAATAAACTTATGAGCCAAGTACCTGCAGATCAATATTTATTTCCGCCATGGGAATTTGCTGATGATAGTTGGTATCTTACTGCTTGTATATTAAATGAAATAGATGAAGATGTAGAAGGATTTAAGCAGGCTGCAGATGCAGCAGATACATCGATACAATTTGCAGCTAGTATCATTGATGATGTATATGATGATTTGGGTGAGGTAGATGATAGATTAACCCAAGCAGATTCTGCGGAAGAATTCCAGACATTATATGAAGAATTATTAGAGATGGAAGCATTATGCGATGGAGTGAATGATGATGGCCTGTATAGTTTAGGTAATAGTTTACGGGCCGGGATTGATGGATTTCTAAGAGATCAATTAAAGAGACAATATAATGCAATTCAATATTTAAGAAAGCGAGTATATGAAGATGGTAATGCATGGAAAAGTAGTAAAGGATATGGTATAGTATGGCCTAAAGGCCCGCAAGATATTTTAAATGCATATGTTCCGGGTTGTAAGTTTGATAATTTTTTACCAAGTACTAATATGAGAGGGATTCGAAAAGTTTTAAGATATGGCATTAGATAGATTTTCAAATATAAAGGAAATACAAGAGACGAACGGCATAGTTCGTGGAATAGTATGGAAAGAATCCGACTTAGACATCTTACAGTTAGATGTTAAAAATATAACACCAAAAGATAGACCTATAGTTGAGATACATTTATATACTGTAGGATCGGAGTCGACTTATATCACTGGAGGGTGTATCGACGATTTTGAAGTTGTTGTAGATAAACTTCATATTAATTATGGAAAGGCTTGTCAATCATTAGGTGTAGAAAGAGGTCAATTTGAAGTAGTTGTTAATGTATATCGAGATTTATTAGGAACAAAAGAAGATCAAGCTCTTTATGTAAAAGAAATTTCCGATGATCGATTAGAAGTACATGTACAAGCATTACCTAATACAGAACTAGACATTGAACAATACCTCGATGATTATGGTAGCGGAACACATTCAACTAAGATTTATGAAACTGAAATTGATGGAGATGGAAATGAGGTACAAGTATTAGATGATAATGGAGCGCCTAATGTAGTATCGATTGAAGAACAACCTATATCAGCTGATATAGCTATTAATTTCGGGGACAATAAACTTAGTAAGATAGTAAATCAAAAGGATTGGGATGCACAAAATGATTTTGTTGTTAGATTATATACACCATTAGATGAAACAATTGAGGTTAAATCTAGCTTATGGGTAATTGAACAACTATCTGATTCGTATATTGATAATATAGATGTTTCTGGACCAGGCGCTGAAGAAGCTGAAACGCGTGAGTTGTCAGGCCCTAACTTTAATATAGATACAAAAGGAGGAACTATAACAGAAACCGATTTCCAATCATGGAATGAGTTATTAGATACTAACTTATCAACATCTCAACAAATAATTGATAAAATATTCTCTGGGTCGATTGGTTCTAATTTGCATATTGATTATTCCGGGTTGCAGAACTTTGTTCATTTTTCATCGGCAAAAGAAAGAATAGATAATTTTAAATATAAACTAGGTTTAGTTGAGTATTACGATAAACGGGTTATAACATTAAATGGAGCAACGAGTACAACTAATTCCGCATTACAAGGAAATGTTAATACTAACCAACAAAGACGTGATAGTGTTGTAGGATCATTTGATGGGTTTGAACGATGGCTATATAATGACCCAACATCTAGTTTATTTACTGATCATACACAATATGATGATAATACTAACGCCGGCGGCATTTATGGAGCAGAGGGAGGATTTTTAGGTGCAAAAAAATATCGATTAGAGTCGTGGCCTAAATATTTATCTGGTAGTAAATATTATTTACATCATGTAACATCTAGTTTAGGAACTGCGTGGTACGATGGATGGATATCATCGGCATCATTCTACGATTCAGAAAATAATAATTCATTAGCAAAAACAATACCAGAGCATATTAGATTAGATGGTAATAATAGCGAGTATCAGTTATTTGTAAATATGATAGGACATCATTTTGATATTTTATATTCACATATTGAGAATTTAACTAAAATATATAAGCCCGAAGAACATCCTAAATTAGGACAAAGTAAGGACACATTATATCAAGTAGCTAAATCATTAGGATGGACATTAGAAAATGGAAATCAAGCGGAAGCACTTTGGAAGTATAAGTTAGGTGTGCAATCTAGTGGTTCCTTAGGGTCAAAAGGAGCAGGTGAGTTTGCTACAACCGGTTCTATGTTTAGCAAATCAAATGAAGCCATTACAACAGAGGTATGGCGTAGGATAGTTAATAACCTACCATATTTACTTAAAACAAAGGGTACTACAAGGTCAATCAAAGCGTTAATGAATACATATGGTATCCCTCAGACTTTGTTATCCATACGAGAATATGGTGGACCTCAAGTAGATGAAGATTCTCCTGTATTGATAGAAGATAGATTTTCATATGCATTACAGTTTAACTCATCTAGTACCGGAACATCTAGGATTATCATGCCTAGAGACCACCTTACTGCTTCGATAGATGATAGTTGGGGGATAACTGATAATTATGATTCGACATATTTAGGTGGTGCGGATGCAAATGAAAGACCACCAGATACTATTGAATTTAGATTTAAGCCAGCAATTAAACAAAACATGTTATTATTATCACATGTGAAATCTGCAACTCCAAACAGTGTATATTGGAATTTAGGTATTGAACATACCGGATCCTACTCCGGAAGTAGTGATTATGGTAGATTGTTTTTTAATATGAAGCTTCGTGGAGGAGATGCGGATAATGCAACTGTAGATACATTCTCCGATTGGGTACCGATGTATGATGGTGATATATGGAACACAAGGATATGGACATCATTTCCATTTGTAACAGCAAGTCATAATACACCAACAATTCCAACAATATATTTTCAAACCCAAAAAGCTTCTGATTATATAACAGGTAAAATAATACATAGGACCTCCGGTTCAATGTATCCTGGTTCTGGGTCATCTCCTTCAAACGGAAATACTCAAATGGAGGCCTGGTCTAACGATAATGGAGATAGGAGTTTATATTTAGGAGGTCATTCTGGAAGTGGTATTTTAACTCCTTACACGAACGCTCAATTTAGTGGATCGATACAAGAATATCGTGAATGGATGGAAATCTTAGATCAAAAGACTTTTAACTACCATACTCTTAATCCATCATCATATGTATCTAGTTTAGCAGCAACAGCATCATTTGATACATTAGTAAGACATTTTCCATTTGGTACTGAGCTGAATGCGGTAGATCATTCCGTTGGTTCCGGATTGTTTATAACATCTAGTCATCCTCATCAAACAATAACTGATTTTTCGCCAACATATGGAGATGGTAATAATTCATATGCAACTGCGTCTGGTTTTATAACGCCAACAAATTCTCAGAGAGGGCATTATACCCCAATAGAAGAGACATATTATATACAAGGAGTTTCGTTAGGAGGAAGTGTTCCTAGATCACAAAAAATACGATTAGAGTCAAATGAGTTAGTTAGAAGATTATCTCCTACAACAACTGCAGAACGATCTCGATTTGATAGAGCCTCAATTGATTCTAACAAATTAGGATTATTTTATTCGCCAGCCGATCAAATAAATAAAGATATTTTTAATCATATAGGAGATGTAGCATTAGATGATTATATAGGAGACCCAGATCATGAGATAACATTTGATTATCCAGATTTAATGCATTTCTCAAAAGAATATTGGAAAAAATATTCAGACAAAAATGATTTGAATGCATATTTAAGAATATTTAGTCAATTTGATTTTACTTTATTTAGTCAAATAAAACAATTGTTGCCAGAAAGAGTTGATGAGGCAATGGGTCTATTAGTAGAACCGCATATATTAGAAAGGTCAAAAGTAATGTTAGCTAATAGGCCAGAACAGGAACCATTACATCATGATGCATTATTACAATACCCTATTAGTCAAAGTGGTCATATTATACCATTATCTGCTTCTATATATTCAGCGCCATTAATTGGTGGTACTGATTCAATATATCATAAAGGTACTGGAGGTTATGCTGATTCCGGAAATTATGTCGCAACATTAACTGGCGCAAATAGTGGAATGCCGGGAGGTGACCCATACGATGGTACTATTTATAAACATACATATACATTATTTCCATACAAAACTAATCCGGTGGAGGCAGCTGCATTATCCTTGCCTAGACAAATAACTAGTTCATTATCGCCGTTAACGTATTCTCCAACCGGTAGTGTTATTTTAACACAACGTCCTAGTAATATATTTAGCCTAGTAACTTTCCATTATGGTACGGGGTCGGCTATAACTAAACGTGGAAAAGATGCTATACGAAATCTTAGTCAAAGCATGGGAATGTCATATAGTTCAAGCTTGAATCCAGCTTCGTATAGAGATGACTTTTTCCAAATGACAGAAAATCAACAATTTGGAGGTTGTAAATTAGTAGGACCTGGTGTTAATATAGCGTCTGTCATCTCTGCTTTGGATAATAAACCGGTAATTGAGATATTTGAGACGAATCCAAATACATTAATATATAATAATCAACCATCAGCACAGAATCCAGGTAATTTAGATGTTAGGTAAATTTATGCATAAGCATATTTATTAAAAAGAAAGATAATAAGGGATAACTATGGGATACTTAAATAATTCATCTATTACAGTAGATGCTATTTTAACAAAGAAAGGTCGTGAACTTCTAGCAAGAGGTCGTGACGAATTTAAAATTACACAATTTGCGTTAGCAGATGATGAAATCGATTATGATTTATACAATGCAGATCATCCACTAGGAACAGCATATTATGGAGCGGCAATAGAAAATATGCCAATCGTAGAAGCGTTGCCAGATGAAACACAGATGATGAAATATAAACTTGTAACACTACCAAAAGGTACAGCACGTATACCAGTAGTGAGAGTTGCACAATCTGTGATTGAATTGAATGCAAATGAAAGTACTATAATTACTCCATCAACAGTTAATTTTGGAGGAGGAAATAGACGATTTGGATATACAGCGATATTATCTGATTCAGATGTTGCATCTATAACAGCAACAAGAGGGGCTTTAAACCAAGCAGCATCAGTGCCACAATTTATAGGAGATTCGGAGGCAGCACAATCAATTACAGTATCAGGAACGCAGTTTCAGATTACTGGTAAAGAATTATTGAGTGCTGATAAACAATGTACAATATTATTTATAGGAAATGAGACAGGTGGTAGAACGTCAGTAACAGTAACAATTAAGAAAGTTGAAGTAGCAACCACGACGGGTAACATCTTTGATTAATATAAAAACAAGAAACTAAATTATGGCAAGAAGATCTAATTTCAGTAGATATAGCAGAACAAGTAGAGTAAGTAGATATAGTAGAAGTAGAGCTCCTCGAGGCAGATCTGCAACATCACAAGTAGAACAATTGGCAAGACAAATGGCCAATCAAATTATAAGAGAACGTGAGCAGGCAAAAGCACGTCAAAGATTGGGAAGAATATTTACTGATTTTGATGCTACTGATGATATATTGCCTAATAACGTTGAGACAGTAACGCGTGGTTTATTTGCCGGCAATACAGGAAGTTTAACTACAATGTTTACATCATCTCTTTTAACGGCTACACAAAAAACATATTTCCAAGAAGTTTTTAGTACTGCCGACCCAAATGTAGACCCAAATGCTGATAGTGAATTATCGATGGCATATGGTCATTTCCATGGTTCGGGTTCAAAAGACCTATCAGGTAATTTAAACAATGATACTCCATCACGTGCTATTTATAAACAATATGCACAAATATTATTAGCACCTAATGATAAAAAGTTTACATTTAATGGAGAAGATTCTGATCATATATATGTATTAAATTTTAATCGTCCTAGGATGAGAGAGAAATTAGATCCAGGTAATTTTGAATTAACATTAGCTCAATTATCTGGTTCAATTGGAGCAGGCCCAACCACTTCAGGTAATAATCATACAGGGTCAGCAGTTAAAGTATCCGGATTAGGAACTTACTATACAATTATTGATGATTCTTCTTTAACATCTGGAGGTAGTGTTAATGAAGCTGGATTAGTATATAATTTAATTTCAGGCTCAATTGATGCAGGTGTTGCAATTTATGATTCTGCAGATCCTCATTATTACGGATTATTATATCCACAACATGGTGTAGCAATTCTTAACGCAACTCAATTAGATAAATCTTTTGCAACCTATGGATTGAATTTTAGTTCTGTAACTGGGTCTGGAGTACAAGGCGATAATACAATGAAATTATTTACAGCATTATCGAGCTCAAATGCATTAACACCGAGTACAACAGATGGAGGTATTCAAGGAAGATCGTCGGAGCAAGTTAAATCAACATATTACTTTGTTAGAATTAAGAATGCAGAATATAATTATTCTAATAATCCTTCTTTTGTAACAGGTTCATTAGGTGAGTTATACTTTAATACATTTATTAATGATCCTCAAGTATATATTACAACAGTCGGTCTTTATAATACTAGAAGAGAATTATTAGCAACTGCAAAAGTTTCACAACCATTATTGAAAAATTATACAAGAGAAGCTCTTATTAAAGTTAAGTTAGACTTCTAAATTAAATTAGTAAGATGATATGCCAATTATTCCATCAGTATTTCAGCCGATTAGATCAAATGATTATCAGCAACGGCCAATTAAAGCTTATAAACGTTATCGAATAACATCGACCGGATTCAATACATCTTCCGGTTATTTTCGTCATAACGGATTATATCGTAAAACAACACCACATATATTTGCAGCTACTGGAGAAGGTGTTGGTTCGCTTTCTTATCCTGTTAATACTGAAACAAATACAAATCAACATGTTGTATGGAACACGATAAACCATCGTTACTACAAAAACCATAATCCAGCACATTCTGCAGATTTTCTTGATATAAGCCAACAACAAAGATTTATATGGCACTCGGCATCGATATTTACTGCACCATATGGGCAGGTAGGTGAAAAAATAAAACACGGTTCTTTTCAAATTACATCATCAGTAGGAGATACTTATACTTATTTATCCGATGATTCTAATGGCAATCTTCGTGACCCAATCATTGAGCCAGCAAACTTTGCATCTTCTAGTAGGAACTTTTTTCATATGTCATTTAATAAAATGTATCAACAATTTGATCAATATGATCGATCCTCAGTTGGAGATGCTATCTCCGGGAGTGCGGCACCTTACTTATTAAATTTAGTTGAAAATACTGCAATGGCAACAAATGGAGTATCAATCACACCGGGAGTTAATGTAGATGGCCCTCTTGCATGTAGCCATAATAATTCAAATGTAATACTCAATGGGGATATGGAGTTAGATGCCAATTGGGTAGAACATGGATCTGGAGCAGCCGCTCATTCAAGCGCACAAGCAAACGGCGGAACATATTCATTTAGTTATACAGTAACAGCAGATAACGATGGGTTGAGGCAAACCGGTGTTCCGTTAGAAGGAGGTAGGTTATATGAAATAAAATGGGACATATATGTGGCGTCAGGAACACTTTTACATAACCAGGTTATATTCCAAAATACGTCATTTCAAACCAATGATGGTGAGGCATATGAAGCCGGGAACGATGCTATAGCCGGACAATGGGTTAGTAGTACTATACACGCAAGGGCTAATCCAGGAGCTACTAGTGGGTTTATAGAATTTACTCCAGGGGCAGCATGGAGCTCAGGCACTACAACATTTTATCTAGATAATGTATCTGTAACACCGTGTGATACTACCTCAGGCATGGCAGCTTTATTAAATGACGGACAGTATATACGTATACCTCATAATGATAAATTTGATAGATTTGGTAAGTGTGATGACTGGACAATTGCATTTTGGTATTGTTCAAAGAATGGGAATGTTATACCACATAAAGAAATTATATCTAAATATGGAATAAAATCCGAACAGTATTATGATAAAATTGATAGGAAACGAAAGTCGCGTGACATTACCGTTAAACGAACTACTGATTTACAACATACAAAAACTCCATTTCTTATATCTAATAATAGAGGTGATTCTAATTCCGGAAGTTTTAGTTTTAAATCATCTAATGGCGGAAATGAATTACATATTTCATCATCAATGTTTGTTACAGTAGATGGCGAATGGAATCATATCGCGGTAAGAAATTCCGCATCTTTATGTGAAATGTTTATTGACGGTGTTTCAACAAATACAACATCAGGTTCAATACCAGATGGAATTACAGCTAATGCTTCAGATGTAATGATTGGCAACGTTAATGGTAAAGAGTTCTTAGGTTCAGACCCAGGCCTGCAGGTAGCAGAACTTAGAATGTATGATTATGCTGTTAACTCAACAGGATTATCTTCGTTAGCAAATAGAAATTATTTATCCGGATCATTATATCAAACAAATGTCGCCGGGAATGTATTTTATAAAAATGGACAAGTAGTAATATCATCACCAATGCCTAAGTACCATAGCGGATCGGGCATGTTTGAAAATACATGGGATATGACATATAGAGGTACTCATATGATATATGAAAATGAATGTTTAATACGTGTCCCAAAAGATATATTTAATGTTACGATGAACCCATCATCTACCTATAGACCAGCAACTGTTGGTGACCCATGCGGAGCAGACCAAAAGAATTTAGTACCAGGCGAATTACGTAAACATTTATTCGTTTCCGGAACATTGAAGCCTTATATAACAACAATCGGCTTATATGATAATCATGCTCGATTATTAGCAACCGGGAAATTAGCACAACCTATTCAAAAAAATCAAGATGCTGATATGAACTTTATTGTTCGATGGGACTATTAGCATATTTATATTAAATAGAGAATAAGTTATGGCATGGAGATCAAAATCCAAATTGCGTGCAAATGCAATAAAACATGGTTATAGAAGTGGCTTCGAACACAAAGTATCGGACCAGCTGAAAGAAAACAAAGTTAAGTTTGAATATGAAACTACGGTTATAGGCTATATCAAACCAGAAACTAAACATACATATACTATTGATTTTACTTTACCAAATGGTATATTAGTAGAGACAAAAGGTAGATGGGTTTTAGAAGATCGTAAAAAACATTTACTTATAAAGAAGCAAAAACCAGAACTAGATATACGAATGGTGTTTCAGTCGGCCAAAACAAAAATTCGAAAGGGTTCAAAAACTACATATGGAATGTTTTGTGATAAACATGATATTCCATGGGCAGAGAAGATTATACCGGAAAGTTGGTTGCTTGAGAAAAAAAGCTTGTAAAAA